GACGTACACCGGATCCCCGGAGCTATCGAGGATCGGATCGTCGTTGCTGTCGCGCTCGACCTCATATGGCGAAGCGCTCTTCAGATAGTTTTTAACCGCGCTCGAGGCCGCGCCGATGTACGCCGTGATCAACACGTCGTCCAGGTCGTGATCCATGTTCAGGTGCTGCTTACCGCGCTCCAGCGTGACGTACATCATAGCTTGACCCCTTTGGCCGGGTCGAAGGTGCTCGCGTTCTCTCGCAGGTCTTTACCATCACGACCTTTCTTCACAGCACAGCGCCAATCGGTCTCTCCGCTGCCTGGCACGCCTTTAGGAGCATCGCACTTGGCAATCCAGAAGCTGCCGCCATAAGACACGCCGTCCCCTTTCTCGTAGGCGCCGTCCGACTTGAAGATATCGCGATCGATCACCGCGGCGATCTTCACCGACTTCTCGATAACCGTTTCGCCGGCCTGCATTTTGACAGTAACCGTGCGGCCATCTTCGCCGAGCGCCATATCGAAGTTCTCCAACGACAGAGCGTCTTGGCCGTCCTTCGGTTTCGGCATGCGATCCGCCGCCTTCTCGAAGGTGTCACGCGCCTGGCGTTCCCACGAAAGGGTCAAGTCTGAGAAGCGACGCTCGAACGTACCGGCGATCTCCTCAACCGAGGGTACTGGCAAAGGTGCGGCGGGCTGTACTGCTTTCACCAGCTCGCCGACGTGGGATTTGAGCACATCCATGTCAGCGTCCTTTCCATTCTCCGGCGCCGGCAACGCGGCTACGGCTTTAGAGACCAGTTCTTCGACCAGGGGGCGTACGTCATCGATGGTAACCGACTTACCGTCTTCGGCCTTTGGCACAAGCGCAGCGGCCGACTTTGACAAAGCCGCAACGTCTACGAGTGCGGCAGCGTCCGCAGCAGAAGGCACGACGATAGCCGCCAGTTGCTTTTCCAGCTGGCCGATACGATCGAGCAGGGGCGCCGTCGCTTCTTTTACCAAGGCGCCCATGGCCTTGCCGAACTCTACCGGGTCGATCATCGGGTAACCTCAATTCGTGCGGCCTGAACTGCTTTCAAGAGAAACAATTCTGCTAGGGCCTTCTGTGTTTGGTCGTCGACCACTGGTTCTGCAACAGGCGCTTCAATAGCTGGCGTAGTGCTCCGCGTTGGCAGAACGTTATCCTTGATCACGCTAAGCGGGAAATCCTGCTGCTGTTTGTAGACCGTATCGCCGCCGTCAAGAGGCGGCAAATTGAAGTCCAAGCGGCCTTCGTTGATCGTCTCGATGCTGCCGTCGATGAGCGTTTTGTGGTACTCGGCTTTCTTGCCGGCGTCCATCCGCATCAGAACAGTTTCGTCCATGTCGACTTTGTACGGCATCGCATTGAGCCCTTCTGTCAACAGTGTTTCCATCGCCTGAATAGGAGACTGCAGCGCATCGTCGTAGTAGAGCTGGTTGATCGCGTCCACGCCGAGGCCCGAAGGGATCGTACCGAGACCGATCTTAAACGGCGGAATACCGAATGGCTGGCAGATCTGCTCATCGGAATACCGAAGCTGTTCGACCATCTGCGCGTCGACGGATTTGCTTCCGAGCGCGACGAACTGCAGACCATCGCCAACCACGGCGACTTTCCCGGAGTTCTCGCCCGTGAAATTCGTATTCCAATGCTCAGACAAGCGCTTCGCGGTGTCGTCACTGATCGCACCGGGGGCAGACAAAATGCCGGACGGCTGCGCGTTGTTGCCGAAGAACTCCGCGGAGGACTTCAGGATGCGCATGTTCTTCAGGGTCGGCAGATACGCCGCAGCGATAGGTGGCAGGCCGATCAACGGGTGGAAAGGGCAGATGCAGCGATCGTGGATGATCTCCGACGCCGGCACGACCAGTTCGTTAAAGCCGTCCGGCAGCAGGTTCAGGTTGTCCGTATATAGCTGATAGAACACCTCACCACTGTCCGACACGAGAGGCATTACGCGGCACGGGTCGAGGATGTACAGGCCGACCACGATGTTGCGGCTGTCGCGCTCCTTGAGAACGTACACGTTGCCTTGCGTAAGCCTGGACAGCGCCCAGTATTCGCGGAACTGCTGGCCGGTCTGGTAGTGATTTGGTTTGCGCAGCACGGGGGAAAACGCCGGGCTATCAAGTTCTGTCCAAATACCTTTCGCATCCCTCGACTTCAGGCTAAAAGGCAGCTTGCCGATGTCTGTCGCGATGCGAGAGATGCAGGCGTAGAGCGCCGGATAGTTAAGCAGCGTATCTAAACGCTCTTCTTTGTTGCGCTGCCAGGCGCCGGTGAACGGCTCTTTGATGAGCGGCCACCATCCGCGCGACACAGGCACGTTAGACAGCGATTTCTCGACCGTGACCGCCGAGCGCTTTAGCGAGATGTCAAAGCCGAGTACGCGCATTAGGCAAGATCCTGAGCCGCAATTACTGCCTCGATATCAGACTTTTTGATCCGGCCGTCTTTCCCAGTGCCGATCACCTGCTCGATGTTTACGCCGTTCTCTTTAGCGAACTCCAGGATCGCATCGGAGGCTAGCGGTTCCGCTACAACTGCGGGGGCAACAGGAACCCCGGCGGTAAGCATTCGCGTTTCGTAAGTGCCGTGGCCCAACTTGCGAAGGGTTTCCGCGTAACGCAGAGCCATAGGGACACGCTTGCCGCCCTTGCTGTAAATGAAATCGACTTTGCTCATGCGGGAAATCCTCAAATTTGGCTTGAGTATACGGGTTTCCGAAAATTACTCAAAGAAAAGGCCCCGAAGGGCCTTTCCTATTCACTCAGGGTAGCGTATTACGCCCCCCAGCTAACGCCGGTCAGGTAGGAAACAGCCGAAGTACGGCGACGAGCGAAATTGATCGTACGCTCGGCTCTGAACCCCACGAGGTTCCGCTGCCAGAGGCTGACCATTACGGTCGCCGCAGTGCTTGGGTTATCCGGCTCGTTGTCCATCTGCAGGGAAGCTTCGGTGGACATCGACAGATCGATGCCGCCTTCATCCGCCAGGTAGATGTCGCCTGCGTTGACCAGGGCTACGATACCGCCGCTGGAATCAGCTGGCAGGTACTGGGAGGTGATCACCGGCAAGCCTTGGAACGTACCCCCGTTCATGGTGATACCCGGGAACTCCGATTGCCCCAGGGGATTGACCATCATGCTGAGGGCCAGGGCGGTCACGGACGACATCAGCCATACGCCCGAAGTCGGAGCGTTATTAGCCGCGATGAACTGATTAAACAGCGCGCGAACATCCGCACGAACAGCATCAGCGTCATCGCCGCTGGACGGGATAGCGGCTACGCCGTTCAAAATCGAAGCTGGCGAGATGCCGGCAACAGCAGCCTTAGCGGGATCGATAAAATCGATATCCAACCTTTCGCGCAATGCTGCGGCCAGTTGGTCGCGGATCAGGCCGTCTGCGGACGGGTTCGAGTCGCGGATCAACTCCATGGTAGCGACAGCGATGTTCGCCACTTTCAGCGGTTCGATGGTGGTGCGAGTGAAGTCGAACTTCGTCAGAGGCTTGGCATTACCTTCGCCTACCCAGTAACCGTCGCCGCCCGAGGTTTGGCCGATCAGCGCGGTACGGAAGGGCACGTTGCGTAGAGACGGAATGCCGTTGGCGCCGAAGCGGCCGAGAATCGTGGTGGGCCGGAGGAAAGAAACGAAATCGGCAAAAGCACTCGTTTCCTCACCGACCAAGGGGGCCGCCCATGTGGCTTGAGTGGTGGTGCCCGCTGCTACAGCGGCCTTGGTCACGAGACGCTCGGTAGCCGCGATAATGCCGTCCTGGCCGTCGTACAGCGCCTTGGCGATGTCGGTGGCGTTACGGTGTTCCAGGTGACCGAGAGCCAAGCACTTCGCCGCACGGGCGAATGCGATGCCGGGTTCCAGCTTCTGGGTGTTTTTGGCGCGAACTTGCGGCATACCGGAGGTGTCCAGGGTTTTGATCACGGTTTCGCCGACTGGCTTGGCCGACTGCGCTTGCGATTTCTGCATAGCTTTCAGGCGGGACAGGTGTTTGTCGATCGCGCCGACTTCGCCTTCCAGGGTATCGAAGGCTTCGGATTGCTCGGCGTCCAGGGTCGAGCCGTCTTCGCTGGCTTT